ATGAAAAAAGCCATAGCATATATGCGATTTTCATCACCAGGTCAGATGTCTGGTGATTCATTAAACCGCCAGAGAAGGCTTATTACTGAATGGCTAAAGGTAAATAGTGATTATTACCTTGATACCGTAACGTATGAAGATTTGGGGTTAAGCGCATTCAATGGAAAGCATGCACAATCAGGAGCTTTTTCGGAATTTTTAGATGCTATAGAACATGGTTATATATTGCCAGGGACTACATTGTTAGTTGAAAGTCTGGACAGACTTTCAAGAGAAAAAGTCGGTGAAGCGATTGAGCGTCTGAAATTGATTTTGAATCACGGTATTGATGTTATAACTCTTTGCGATAATACAGTCTATAATATTGACTCATTGAATGAGCCATATTCATTAATAAAAGCCATACTTATAGCACAAAGGGCAAATGAAGAAAGCGAGATAAAGTCAAGTCGGGTTAAATTATCATGGAAGAAAAAACGGCAGGATGCACTGGAGTCAGGCACGATTATGACGGCTTCTTGTCCGAGATGGCTCTCATTGGATGACAAAAGAACGGCTTTTGTTCCAGACCCCGACAGGGTGAAAACTATTGAGCTAATTTTTAAACTCAGGATGGAAAGGCGCTCATTGAATGCAATAGCCAAGTATTTAAATGATCATGCTGTAAAGAATTTCTCAGGAAAAGAAAGTGCATGGGGACCTTCTGTAATTGAAAAATTATTAGCGAATAAAGCTCTGATAGGTATATGCGTACCTTCATATCGTGCAAGAGGGAAAGGGATAAGTGAAATCGCTGGCTATTATCCCAGAGTCATATCAGATGATTTGTTTTACGCTGTACAGGAAATTCGGTTGGCACCTTTTGGTATTAGCAATAGTAGCAAGAATCCTATGCTAATAAATCTACTTCGAACAGTTATGAAGTGTGAGGCTTGTGGTAATACCATGATTGTTCATGCGGTATCTGGAAGTTTGCATGGCTATTATGTTTGTCCGATGAGAAGATTACATCGATGTGACAGACCATCAATAAAAAGAGATTTGGTTGATTATAATATCATTAATGAATTGCTTTTTAATTGTAGCAAAATTCAACCAGTTGAAAACAAGAAAGATGCTAATGAAACTTTAGAGTTAAAAATTATTGAGCTTCAGATGAAAATTAATAATTTAATCGTTGCATTGTCTGTCGCGCCTGAAGTTACCGCTATAGCAGAGAAAATAAGACTATTAGATAAGGAATTACGAAGGGCTTCGGTATCATTAAAAACTTTGAAGAGTAAAGGGGTGAGTTCACTTGGTGATTTTCATGCTATTGATTTAACCAGTAAAAATGGGCGAGAGCTATGTCGTACACTTGCCTATAAAATATTCGAAAAAATTATAATTAATACAGATAATAAAACCTGTGATATCTATTTTATGAATGGCATTGTTTTTAAACACTATCCTTTAATGAAAGTAATATCCGCCCAGCAGGCGATAAGTACTCTTAAATATATGGTTGATGGTGAGATTTATTTTTGAGTAATAATCACTTTTTCAACCGTGCTATGGTATGAAAGTAAAGTGACTAATATGATATTAACTATCTTGAACGAAGCGCCCTGAGCTATAGTTTTACTATAGGCACTGCCACTGGATGTTGGCATTCTTGCTCTAGTAGCTCAACAATACCCAATCACAAAACAATTCACTGATAACAAACTTTGTGCACGTGCTTGGTTATGGCGAACAGGTGATGTTAACCTCTTGCCTGAATGCCACTCCACTTCATTAAGTATCTGAGCACCGAGAGGCTGGTCACGCCCCCATTAAAAATAATTTCTTTTGAATCGAGTGAAATAGGTTAGCCCGCATAAGTGCGGGCTGCTTTTTACAGGTCAGCGTTTGTTTTTTGTTGTTGGGTAGCGGTTTTTATGGGGGTTCCCAGGTTTTTAGTAAACCACTCAACAACTCTGTTTATAATAATTGGCTGATACCATGTATTATCGCCATGCTCAGCCCCTTCTACCAGAACGTACTCAGCGTTATCGCCGTTCTTCTTCAACATCCTGAATAGTTTGGCGCTTTGCTCAGGTGAAACCAGAGTGTCTTTGCTACCATGCATAATAAGAAATGGGGGTTTTACTCCTTTCATATGTCCGATTGGACTGGCGTTTAGCGCTTTTTCTTTTGACGCTGTTATGGGGGCTCCCGCAAAACTTCTGAATGCAGGGCCATTGATCATTAAGGCTTCGGTTACGGCAGGAGATCGATGAACCTCCTGCACTGATTCAGGGAACCCCTCGCCAATATTCAACAAGTCAGAAATCCCATAAAGTGTGGCAACTGCCTGAACATCTGCTGATTGCTGAAGAAAGTCACCTTTATTAAAGGTTTTGTCACCATTTGTAGTTCCCATCATCTGGGCAAGCCATCCACCGGCAGAGTCACCCAGAACTCCGATTCTTTGAGGATCAATCCCATAATCGCTGGCATGTTCTCTCAAGTAACGTATTGCAGCTTTCCCATCCTCAACTGGTGCTGGAAATGTATCAGGAATTGTTCTGTATTCTACAGCGGCCACAACAAAACCAGCTTCAGCCAGAGCCATTCTCATTTCAATAAATTTGTCATGTTCAGAAGACATGAATCCGCCGCCGGGATAATAAATAATGGCTGGTTTTAAATCATTTGTTCGCGGGACAAGAACTGACATGTGAAGCTGTCTGACAGAACGAGTTCCTTTTATCTGGGAATAAACAACATCACCAATGAGATCGACCTGGTTTCTGGTGGGTGAAACACTAATGATATCTGCACCCGGGGTGTAACCAGGAAAATTAGTCTGGACAGGTGTTGCACAACTCCCGACCGACATGGCCATTGACATACCATACAATAGTGTTGCAGATGATAATATCTTGTTAATTTTTATGTTTTACATGCCTTGACTTATCGGATGAAATTCTCTTACTGAATTTAACGGCAGTTTAATAGCAGTACAACTCGTGGTAGCTAGGGAAATATCCCAGTCGTGGTTAAGGTTGTACTTGACGGCTATTATTTCAACAATGCTTAAAGTGAGAGCTTAAGGTTATGCGTATGTTTTACAGTCCGAGTAGATTCTGACCAATAGCTTCTTTGTATAATTCTGTCAGAAATAAATCTTGGCTTGCATGAAGTTTGAGACCTTATCTTGTTTGATTATGAATAATCAATTCGCCATAATTGTATCACCGGAGCCTGAACAACTCCTGTGACTTCTGCGCTAAACGGGGACGTTTATGCGCACATACAATCCAACCTATCTTCTCCATTCACAGATGCAGAAATGCACCTGCGATTTTTTGCATCCAGCGTTTGGCCTCTGCGGAGGTGAATCGTGAACCTCCCACAAGATGGCATCAAATTGCATCGCGGCAACTTCACCGCTTTCGGCCAGCAGATCCAGCCTTATCTGGAGGACGGAAAATGCTTTCGCATGGTGCTTAAACCGTGGCGTGAGAAACGCAGTCTTTCCCAGAATGCACTCAGCCATATGTGGTACAGCGAAATCAGTGAATACCTCATCAGCAGGGGGAAATCGTTCGCTACCGCAGCATGGGTAAAAGATGCTCTCAAACACACATACCTCGGTTATGAAACCAAGGACCTGGTTGATGTCGTAACCGGCGAAATCACTACTATCCAGTCGTTACGCCATACCTCCGATCTTGATACCGGAGAGATGTATGTCTTCCTGTGTAAGGTTGAAGCCTGGGCGATGAATATTGGCTGCCACCTGACTATTCCGCAGCGCTGCGAGTTCCAGCTGCTGCGCGACAAGCAGGAGGCGTAATGGCTACACCGCTTATTCGTATCATGAACGGACACATCTACAAAGTACCAAATCGTCGTAAGCGTAAACCTGAGCTGAAGCCATCCGAAATACCAACACTGCTCGGGTATACCGCCAGCCTGGTTGATAAAAAATGGTTGCGACTGGCAGCAAGGAGGAATCATGGCTGATTTGAGAAAAGCAGCGCGTGGTCGGGAATGCCAGGTAAGAATCCCTGGCGTATGTAATGGCAATCCTGAAACGTCAGTACTGGCACATATCCGGCTGGCTGGATTGTGCGGTACCGGTATCAAACCGCCAGACCTGATTGCCACCATTGCATGTTCTGCCTGCCACGACGAAATCGACCGTCGCACGCATTTTGTTGACGCTGGATATGCAAAAGAATGCGCGCTGGAAGGTATGGCGAGAACACAGGTTATCTGGTTGAAAGAGGGGGTTATTGAGGCGTGAATACCTACAGCATCACATTACCTTGGCCTCCGAGCAATAATCGCTATTACCGCCATAATCGTGGGCGCACGCACGTCAGCGCAGAGGGGCAGGCATACTGCGATAACGTCGCCCGAATCATTAAAAACGCAATGCTGGATATCGGCTTGGCTATGCCTTTTAAAATCCGTATTGAGTGCCACATGCCGGATCGCCGTCGCCGTGACCTGGATAATCTGCAAAAAGCCGCTTTTGACGCACTCACCAAAGCAGGTTTCTGGCTGGATGATATTCAGGTCGTTGATTACCGTGTTGTGAAGATGCCCGTTACCAAAGGTGGGAAGCTGGAGCTGACCATCACCGAACTGGGAGATGAATGATGTTTGAGTCTTATATGGCAGAGCGTCTTCGCCGCCGCTGGGTGCGCCTGCGCTTATATCGTTTTCCTGGTTCTGTTTTGACCGATTACCGAATACTGAAGAATTACGCCAAAACCCTGACAGGAGCAGGAGTATGAAGTCAGAGATAACAATCAACTAATACTGTTTTGTTGATTTTTGCTTGTAATTGGCGTTCTGGTCTGATTTTTGTGGAGTAAGTTGATGCGTGATATTCAGATGGTTCTTGAGCGTTGGGGAGCGTGGGCGGCTAATAATCATGAAGATGTGACCTGGTCGTCCGTTGCCGCCGGTTTTAAGGGATTAATTCCTTCAAAAGTAAAATCTCGCCCGCAATGTTGTGACGATGACGCGATGATCATTTGCGGGTGCATGGCCCGTCTGAAAAAGAACAACAGCGATTTACACGATTTATTAGTAGATTATTATGTATGTGGTATGACATTCATGTCACTGGCAAGTAAGCATTGCTGCTCGGATGGTTATATCGGGAAAAGGTTACAGAAGGCTGAGGGCATAATTGAAGGGATGTTAATGGCATTAGATATCCGGTTAGATATGGATATCGTTGCTAATAATTCTAATTGATATGCAATTGTTTACTAAAAGTTATTAAAAATGGGGCGTGGAAACGCCCCCAAAATAAAGGGTAATATATAACAGAAGGTTTATATAGTAAGAAGCAAGGTAGTGCTTCTAAAGGAAGTGGCTTGAGGGCTCCACTTATATGTTGCGGAGGCAAAGCCTCCCGCAACATATCTTTTTCGTAAGTCAGATTAGAACTGATAAACCAGACCTACAGCGACGATGTCGTCGGTATCAATACCAGCTGTTTTGGTAAACTTACTATCGTCAATTAAGTTGATTTTGTAATCAACAAAAGTGGACATGTTTTTATTAAAGTAGTAAGTAGCACCGACATCGACATACTTGACTACATCGACATACTTGACTAAGACTCGACATACTTGACTAAGTCTCGGTCACCATGAACACCAAGGTCTTTACCTTTTGACTGAAGGTAAGCAACAGATGGTCGCAGACCGAAGTCAAACTGATATTGTGCTACTGCTTCAAAGTTTTGTGCTTTGTTTGCAATATGGTTATTACCAAAAACGGTCATATTCTGAGTTTCAGAATATGTGGTAGCCAGATAGATATTGTTCGCATCATATTTCAGGCCTGCAGCCCATACTTCCGCATTTTTGCCGGAGGCATTGAATTTGCTCTTACCATAGGCGACCTGACCGTCAGTGCGATCTGATTTAGCATAGGTTGCACCCACGCCGAATCCTTCATACTCATAAGTAGTGGAGAAACCGAAACCATCACCGTTGGCTTCAGTTACGTCAGTGCGGTCATTTTTACCCTGATACTGAGCAGCAAAGTTCAGGCCATCGACCAGACCAAAGAAGTCGTTGTTACGATAAGTTGCAACACCAGTAGTGCGACCAGTCATGAACACATCTGTTTGGGTCCAGGTATCACCACCGAATTCTGGCAGGACGTCAGTCCACGCACCGATGTCGTATGCTACACCGTAGTTACGGCCGTAATCGATTGAGCCGTAATCACCAAATTTCAGGCCTGCAAATGCAAGACGGGTTTTGTCTTTGGAAGAACCTTGAGATTCAGCACGGTTGCCTTTGAATTCATATTCCCACTGACCGAAACCAGTCAGTTGATCGTTGATTTGGGTTTCACCTTTGAAGCCAAGACGGGCATAAGTAGTATCACCATCATCTGCATCATTAGAGGAAAAGTAGTGCTTGGCATTAACTTTCCCGTATAGATCCAGCTTGTTACTGTCTTTATTATAAATTTCAGCTGCCTGAGCAGACATCGCCATCAGTACTGATGCAGCTACAGCAGAAATTGCCACTGTTAATTTTTTCATTGTACGCCCTTTTTTTTGAACTATTATTAAAAAATGATGTCACTGCGCGATAAATATTCATCTAATCAATGCGATTATTTCAAGATGTAAGTTTTAGTTTCTCATTTAATTTGTGAAGTAGATCTCTATTTTTATCTGAACCTTTTCTATCTAATCCTATTCATGGCTCTTGTTTGAACGAAAATAAATCTATTAGCTAATTTATATTAATGGCACTTATTTATAAGCGCTCTATAATTCTTTAGCTTAATTTAAACAAACTAAAAATAACATCGGAAATTATTCATTGGTTATTTGTTGAAGTTTTCTTATGTATTTGTGGTGGTGTTTTGAACACTCGGTGGCATTCTCACAAATATCATTTAGTAGTTTACGTACGTAAAAAATTGGTTATGCTGTTAAGAGTGGTTACTTCGTCACACAGCTTAAACCCGCCGTCGAGCGGGTTTTTCCATTTTTTGAGTCTCGATATTAGCTGATAACCCAATACCTGAGTTATTCACTGACTCCAAATCTGTTACGTTTCTGCCTTTATTGCGATACGTAGTATCCCCTTAATTTACACCCGCTTTGTCTGCGAGGTGGGGTTATGAAATCCATGGATAAGTTAACAACGGGTGTCGCCTATGGCACCTCAGCAGGTAGTGCCGGGTACTGGTTTTTACAGTTGCTCGATAAAGTCACGCCCTCACAGTGGGCGGCAATAGGTGTGCTGGGTAGTCTGGTATTTGGCTTGCTGACGTATCTGACAAACCTTTATTTCAAGATTAAAGAAGATAAGCGTAAGGCTGCGAGAGGTGAATAATGTCGCCATCATTACGCAAGGCTATTGCTGCTGCTATTGGTGGTGGGGCTGTTGCCATAGCGTCTGTGCTCATCACTGGTCCGAGTGGTGACGATGGCCTGGAAGGTGTCAGCTACATACCATACAAAGATATCGTTGGCGTATGGACTGTATGTCACGGACACACCGGAAAAGACATCATGCTCGGTAAAACGTATACCGAAGCAGAATGCAAAGCCCTCCTGAATAAAGACCTTGCCACTGTCGCCAGACAAATTAACCCGTACATCACAGTCGATATACCGGAAACAACGCGCGGCGCTCTTTACTCATTCGTTTACAACGTGGGCGCTGGCAATTTCAGAACATCGACGCTTCTTCGCAAAATAAACCAGGGCGATATCAAAGGCGCATGTGATCAGCTACGGCGCTGGACATACGCTGGCGGTAAGCAATGGAAAGGGCTGATGACTCGCCGTGAGATTGAGCGTGAAGTCTGTTTGTGGGGGCAACAATGAGCATGATTTGCTTTTTCATGGCAGCGTTGCTCGCATTCAATGGCAACGATGCGTGGCCGTGGTTTCTGGCTGTTGGAGTGTTGATGTCCTGAGTCGGTTAACCGCGATTATCTCCGCTCTGCTCATCTGCATCATCGTCTGCCTGTTATGGACTGTTAATCATTACCGTGATAACGCCATTACCTACAAAGCCCAGCGCGACAAAAATGCCAGAGAACTGAAGCTGGCGAATGCGGCAATTACTGACATGCAGATGCGTCAGCGTGATGTTGCTGCGCTCGATGCAAAATACACGAAGGAGTTAGCTGATGCGAAAGCTGAAAATGATGCTCTGCGTGATGATGTTGCCGCTGGTCGTCGTCGGTTGCACATCAAAGCAGTCTGTCAGTCAGTGCGTGAAGCCACCACCGCCTCCGGCGTGGATAATGCAGCCTCCCCCCGACTGGCAGACACCGCTGAACGGGATTATTTCACCCTCAGAGAGAGGCTGATCACGATGCAAAAACAACTGGAAGGAACCCAGAAGTATATTAATGAGCAGTGCAGATAGAGCTGCCCATATCGATGGGCAACTCATGCAATTATTGTGAGCAATAGACACGCGCTTCCAGCGGAGTATAAATGCCTAAAGTAATAAAACCGAGCAATCCATTTACGAATGTTTGCTGGGTTTCTGTTTTAACAACATTTTCTGCGCCGCCACAAATTTTGGCTGCATCACCAGTTTTCTCCTGTCCAATTCCCGAAACGAAGAAATGATGGGTGATGGTTTCCTTTGGTGTTACTGCTGTCGGTTTGTTTCCAACAGTAAACGTCTGTTGAGCACATCCTGTAATAAGCATTGCCAGAGCGGCAGAAAACAACATTTTTTTCATCTTATTATCCTGCATTGTTAAAAACGGCAGAATCCTATGTGACAACAATTAAACGATAGTTAAATGGATTGATGAAAATTAAAACTATATAGGTGGATGCTCAGCCTATTGGCGGAGGGAGGCACTCAGAATCCTGTGGAATGAAATAAACCGCTCTATCTGTCCATTACCCTTTTAGCTGCGCTGTATCGTCGCCGTATTCCCGCATTAACCATGACCGTAGCCCGACGGGGAATTCCTTCTGCGTGAGTGTGCGGGAATAATCAAAAACGATGCACACCGGGTTTTTACCGCGTTTATGGTTCGCGGGGGGGGGGCCCTCATGCTCGCCAGTCCTGTGCGGGGGTGGAAGAAACAGGACGTGTATTCAGGTCTGTGTGACTGTGGTCGCAAGACTTTTGTCGTTCAGCTATTAAATCCCATTACGAAGTAGACCAGAACGGCCAACGGGTCCTTTCCGGCGATCCGACAGGTTACGGGGCGGCGACCTCGCGGGTTTTCGCTATTTATGAAAATTTTCCGGTTTAAGGTGTTTCCGTTCTTCTTCGCCGTAACCTAATGTTTTTATTTAAAACACCCCCTGAAAAGAAAGGAAACGACAGGTCCTGAAAGCGAGCTTTTTGGCCTCTGTCGTTTCCTTTCTCTGTTTTTGTCCGTGGAATGAGCAATGGAAGTCAACAAAAAGCAGCTGGCTGACATTTTCGGTGCGAGTATCCGTACCATTCAGAACTGGCAGGAACAGGGAATGCCCGTTCTGCGAGGCGGTGGCAAGGGTAATGAGGTGCTTTATGACTCTGCCGCCGTCATAAAATGGTATGCCGAAAGGGATGCTGAAATTGAGAACGAAAAGCTGCGCCGGGAGGTTGAAGAACTGCTGCAGGCCAGCGAGACAGATCTCCAGCCAGGGACTATTGAGTACGAACGCCATCGACTTACGCGTGCGCAGGCCGATGCACAGGAGCTGAAAAATGCCAGAGACTCCGCTGAAGTGGTGGAAACCGCATTCTGTACTTTCGTGCTGTCGCGTATCGCAGGTGAAATTGCCAGTATTCTCGACGGGATCCCCCTGTCGGTGCAGCGGCGTTTTCCGGAACTGGAAAACCGACATGTTGATTTCCTGAAACGGGATATCATCAAAGCCATGAACAAAGCAGCCGCGCTGGATGAACTGATACCGGGGTTGCTGAGTGAATATATCGAACAGTCAGGTTAACAGGCTGCGGCATTTTGTCCGCGCCGGGCTTCGCTCACTGTTCAGGCCGGAGCCACAGACCGCCGTTGAATGGGCGGATGCCAGTTACTATCTCCCGAAAGAATCCGCATACCAGGAAGGGCGCTGGGAAACACTGCCCTTTCAGCGGGCCATCATGAATGCGATGGGCAGTGACTACATCCGCGAGGTGAATGTGGTGAAGTCTGCCCGTGTTGGTTATTCCAAAATGCTGCTGGGTGTTTATGCCTACTTCATAGAGCATAAGCAGCGCAACACCCTTATCTGGTTGCCGACGGATGGTGATGCCGAGAACTTTATGAAAACCCACGTTGAGCCGACTATCCGTGATATTCCGTCGCTGCTGGCGCTGGCACCGTGGTATGGCAAAAAGCACCGGGATAACACGCTCACCATGAAGCGTTTTACCAATGGGCGTGGCTTCTGGTGCCTGGGCGGTAAAGCGGCAAAAAACTACCGTGAAAAGTCAGTGGATGTGGCGGGTTATGATGAACTTGCTGCCTTTGATGAGGATATTGAACAGGAAGGCTCTCCGACGTTCCTGGGCGATAAGCTTATTGAAGGCTCGGTCTGGCCAAAGTCCATCCGTGGCTCCACGCCCAAAGTGAGAGGCACCTGCCAGATTGAGCGTGCAGCCAGTGAATCCCCGCATTTTATGCGTTTTCATGTTGCCTGCCCGCACTGTGGGGAGGAGCAGTACCTTAAATTTGGCGATAAAGAGACGCCGTTTGGCCTCAAATGGACGCCGGATGATCCCTCCAGCGTGTTTTATCTCTGCGAGCATAATGCCTGCGTCATCCGTCAGCAGGAGCTGGACTTTACTGATGCCCGTTATATCTGCGAAAAGACCGGGATCTGGACCCGTGATGGCATTCTCTGGTTTTCGTCATCCGGTGAAGAGATTGAGCCACCGGACAGTGTGACCTTTCACATCTGGACGGCGTACAGCCCGTTCACCACCTGGGTTCAGATTGTCAAAGACTGGATGAAGACGAAAGGGGATACGGGAAAACGTAAAACCTTCGTAAACACCACGCTCGGTGAGACGTGGGAGGCGAAAATTGGCGAACGTCCGGATGCTGAAGTGATGGCAGAGCGGAAAGAGCATTATTCAGCGCCCGTTCCTGACCGTGTGGCTTACCTGACCGCCGGTATCGACTCCCAGCTGGACCGCTACGAAATGCGCGTATGGGGATGGGGGCCGGGTGAGGAAAGCTGGCTGATTGACCGGCAGATTATTATGGGCCGCCACGACGATGAACAGACGCTGCTGCGTGTGGATGAGGCCATCAATAAAACCTATACCCGCCGGAATGGTGCAGAAATGTCGATATCCCGTATCTGCTGGGATACTGGCGGGATTGACCCGACCATTGTGTATGAACGCTCGAAAAAACATGGGCTGTTCCGGGTGATCCCCATTAAAGGGGCATCCGTCTACGGAAAGCCGGTGGCCAGCATGCCACGTAAGCGAAACAAAAACGGGGTTTACCTTACCGAAATCGGTACGGATACCGCGAAAGAGCAGATTTATAACCGCTTCACACTGACGCCGGAAGGGGATGAACCGCTTCCCGGTGCCGTTCACTTCCCGAATAACCCGGATATTTTTGATCTGACCGAAGCGCAGCAGCTGACGGCTGAAGAGCAGGTCGAAAAATGGGTGGATGGCAGGAAAAAAATACTGTGGGACAGCAAAAAGCGACGCAATGAGGCGCTCGACTGCTTCGTTTATGCGCTGGCGGCGCTGCGCATCAGTATTTCCCGCTGGCAGCTGGATCTCAGTGCGCTGCTGGCGAGCCTGCAGGAAGAGGATGGTGCAGCAACCAACAAGAAAACACTGGCAGATTACGCCCGTGCCTTATCCGGAGAGGATGAATGACGCGACAGGAAGAACTTGCCGCTGCCCGTGCGGCACTGCATGACCTGATGACAGGTAAACGGGTGGCAACAGTACAGAAAGACGGACGAAGGGTGGAGTTTACGGCCACTTCCGTGTCTGACCTGAAAAAATATATTGCAGAGCTGGAAGTGCAGACCGGCATGACACAGCGACGCAGGGGACCTGCAGGATTTTATGTATGAAAACGCCCACCATTCCCACCCTTCTGGGACCGGACGGCATGACATCGCTGCGCGAATATGCCGGTTATCACGGCGGTGGCAGCGGATTTGGAGGGCAGTTGCGGGCGTGGAACCCACCGAGTGAAAGTGTGGATGCAGCCCTGCTGCCCAACTTTACCCGTGGCAATGCCCGCGCAGACGATCTGGTACGCAATAACGGCTATGCCGCCAACGCCATCCAGCTGCATCAGGATCATATCGTCGGGTCTTTTTTCCGGCTCAGTCATCGCCCAAGCTGGCGCTATCTGGGCATCGGGGAGGAAGAAGCCCGTGCCTTTTCCCGCGAGGTTGAAGCGGCATGGAAAGAGTTTGCCGAGGATGACTGCTGCTGCATTGACGTTGAGCGAAAACGCACGTTTACCATGATGATTCGGGAAGGTGTGGCCATGCACGCCTTTAACGGTGAACTGTTCGTTCAGGCCACCTGGGATACCAGTTCGTCGCGGCTTTTCCGGACACAGTTCCGGATGGTCAGCCCGAAGCGCATCAGCAACCCGAACAATACCGGCGACAGCCGGACCTGCCGTGCCGGTGTGCAGATTAATGACAGTGGTGCGGCGCTGGGATATTACGTCAGCGAGGACGGGTATCCTGGCTGGATGCCGCAGAAATGGACATGGATACCCCGTGAGCTACCCGGCGGGCGCGCCTCGTTCATTCACGTCTTTGAACCCGTGGAGGACGGGCAGACCCGAGGTGCAAATGTGTTTTACAGCGTGATGGAGCAGATGAAGATGCTCGACACGCTGCAGAACACGCAGCTGCAGAGTGCCATTGTGAAGGCGATGTATGCCGCCACCATTGAAAGTGAGCTGGATACGCAGTCAGCGATGGATTTTATTCTGGGCGCGAACAGTCAGGAGCAGCGGGACAAGCTGACCGGCTGGATTGGTGAAATTGCCGCGTATTACTCCGCCGCACCGGTCCGGCTGGGAGGCGCAAAAGTGCCGCACCTGATGCCGGGTGACTCACTGAACCTGCAGACGGCTCAGGACACGGATAACGGCTACTCCGTGTTTGAGCAGTCACTGCTGCGGTATATCGCTGCCGGGCTGGGTGTCTCGTATGAGCAGCTTTCCCGGAATTACGCCCAGATGAGCTACTCCACGGCACGGGCCAGCGCGAACGAGTCGTGGGCGCACTTTATGGGGCGGCGAAAATTCGTCGCATCCCGTCAGGCGAGTCAGATGTTTCTGTGCTGGCTGGAAGAGGCTATCGTTCGCCGCGTGGTGACGTTACCTTCAAAAGCGCGCTTCAGCTTTCAGGAAGCCCGCAGTGCCTGGGGGAACTGTGACTGGATAGGCTCCGGTCGTATGGCCATCGATGGTCTGAAAGAAGTGCAGGAAGCGGTGATGCTGATAGAAGCCGGACTGAGCACCTACGAGAAAGAGTGCGCGAAACGCGGTGACGACTATCAGGAAATTTTTGCCCAGCAGGTCCGTGAAACGATGGAGCGCCGTGCAGCCGGTCTTAAACCGCCCGCCTGGGCGGCTGCGGCATTTGAATCCGGGCTGCGACAATCAACAGAGGAGGAGAAGAGTGACAGCAGAGCTGCGTAATCTCCCGCATATTGCCAGTATGGCCTTTAATGAGCCGCTGATGCTTGAACCCGCCTATGCGCGGGTTTTCTTTTGTGCGCTTGCAGGCCAGCTTGGGATCAGCCGCCTGACGGATGCGGTATCCGGCGACAGTCTGACTGCCGGAGAGGCACCCGCGACGCTGGCGTTATCCGGTGATGATGACGGACCACGACAGGCCCGCAGTTATCAGGTCATGAACGGCATCGCCGTGCTGCCGGTGTCCGGCACGCTGGTCAGCCGGACGCGGGCGCTGCAGCCGTATTCGGGGATGACCGGTTACAACGGCATTATCGCCCGTCTGCAACAGGCTGCCAGCGATCCGATGGTGGACGGCATTCTGCTCGATATGGACACGCCAGGCGGAATGGTGGCGGGAGCATTTGACTGCGCTGACATCATCGCCCGTGTGCGTGACATAAAACCGGTATGGGCGCTGGCCAACGACATGAACTGCAGTGCAGGTCAGCTGCTTGCCAGTGCTGCCTCCCGGCGTCTGGTCACGCAGACCGCCCGGACAGGCTCCATCGGCGTCATGATGGCTCACAGTAATTACGGTGCTGCGCTGGAGAAACAGGGTGTGGAAATCACGCTGATTTACAGCGGCAGCCATAAGGTGGATGGCAACCCCTACAGCCATCTTCTGGATGACGTCCGGGAGACACTGCAGTCCCGGATGGATGCAACCCGCCAGATGTTTGCGCAGAAGGTGTCGGCATATACCGGCCTGTCTGTGCAGGCTGTGCTGGATACCGAGGCTGCAGTGTACAGCGGTCAGGAGGCCATTGATGCCGGACTGGCTGATGAACTTGTTAACAGCACCGATGCGATCACCGTCATGCGTGATGCACTGGATGCACGTAAATCCCGTCTCTCAGGAGGGCGAATGACCAAAGAGACTCAATCAACAACTGTTTCAGCCACTGCTTCGCAGGCTGACGTTACTGGCGTGGTGCAAGCGACGGAGGGCGAGAACGCCAGCGCTGCGCAGCCGGACGTGAACGCGCAGATCACCGCAGCGGTTGCGGCAGAAAACAGTCGCATTATGGGGATCCTCAACTGTGAGGAGGCTCACGGACGCGAAGAACAGGCATGCGTGCTGGCCGAAACCCCCGGTATGACCGTGGAAACGGCCCGCCGTATTCTGGCCGCAGCACCACAGAGTGCACAGGCGCGCAGTGACACTGCGCTGGATCGTCTGATGCAGGGGGCACCGGCACCGCTGGCTGCAGGTAACCCGGCATCTGATGCCGTTAACGATTTGCTGAACACACCAGTGTAAGGGATGTTTATGACGAGCAAAGAAACCTTTACCCATTACCAGCCGCTGGGCAACAGTGACCCGGCTCATACCGCAACCGCGCCCGGCGGATTGAGTGCGAAAGCGCCTGCAATGACCCCGCTGATGCTGGACACCTCCACCCGTAAGCTGGTTGCGTGGGATGGCACCACCGACGGTGCTGCCGTTGGCATTCTTGCAGTTGCTGCTGACCAGACCAGCACCACACTGACGTTCTACAAGTCCGGCACGTTCCGTTATGAGGATGTGCTCTGGCCGGAGGCTGCCAGCGACGAGACGAAAAAACGGACCGCGTTTGCCGGAACGGCAATCAGCATCGTTTAACTTTACCCTTCATCACTAAAGGCCGCCTGTGCGGCTTTTTTTACGGGATTTTTTTTATGTCGATGTACACAACCGCCCAGCTGCTGGCGGCAAATGAGCAGAAATTTAAGTTTGATCCGCTGTTTCTGCGTCTCTTTTTCCGTGAGAGCTATCCCTTCACCACGGAGAAAGTCTATCTCTCACAAATTCCGGGACTGGTAAACATGGCGCTGTACGTTTCGCCGATTGTTTCCGGTGAGGTTATCCGTTCCCGTGGCGGATCCACCTCTGAATTTACGCCGGGATATGTCAAGCCGAAGCATGAGGTGAATCCGCAGATGACCCTGCGTCGCCTGCCGGATGAAGATCCGCAGAATCTGGCGGACCCGGCTTACCGCCGCCGTCGCATCATCATGCAGAACATGCGTGACGAAGAGCTGGCCATTGCTCAGGTCGAAGAGATGCAGGCCGTTTCTGCCGTGCTTAAGGGCAAATACACCATGACCGGTGAAGCCTTCGATCCGGTTGAGGTGGATATGGGCCGCAGTGCGGCGAATAACATCACGCAGTCCGGCGGCACGGAGTGGAGCAAGCGTGACAAGTCCACGTATGACCCGACCGACGATATCGAAGCCTACGCGCTGAACGCCAGCGGTGTGGTGAATATCATCGTGTTTGATCCGAAAGGCTGGGCGCTGTTCCGTTCCTTCAAAGCCGTCAAGGAGAAGCTGGATACCCGTCGTGGCTCTAATTCCGAGCTGGAGACAGCGGTGAAAGACCTGGGTAAAGCGGTGTCCTATAAGGGGATGTATGGCGATGTTGCCATCGTCGTGTATTCCGGACAGTACGTGGAAAACGGCGTCAAAAAGAACTTCCTGCCGGACAACACGATGGTGCTGGGGAACACTCAGGCACGCGGTCTGCGTACCTATGGCTGTATTCAGGATGCGGACGCACAGCGCGAAGGCATTAACGCCTCTGCCCGTTACCCGAAAAACTGGGTGACCACCGGCGATCCGGCGCGTGAGTTCACCATGATTCAGTCAGCACCGCTGATGCTGCTGGCTGACCCTGATGAGTTCGTGTCCGTACAACTGGCGTAATCGTGGCCCTTCGGGGCCATTTTCTCTCTGTGGAGGAGTCCATGACGAAAGATGAACTGATTGCCCGTCTCCGCTCGCTGGGTGAACAACTGAACCGTGATGTCAGTCTGACGGGGACGAAAGAAGAACTGGCGCTCCGTGTGGCAGAGCTGGAAGAGGAGCTTGATGACACGGGCGACACTGCCGGTCAGGATACCCCTCTCAGCCCGGAAAATGTGCTGACCGGGCATGAACATGAGGTGGTATCAGCGCAGCCGGATACCGTGATTCAGGATACGGCTGAACTGGTCACGGTCGTGGCACTGGTGACGCTGCATACTGATGCACTTCACGCCACGCGGGATGAACCTGTGGCATTTGTGCTGCCGGGAACGGCGTTCCGTGTCTCTGCCGGTGTGGCAGCTGAAATGACAGAGCGCGGCCTGGCCAGAATGCAATAACGGGAGGCGCTGTGGCTGATTTCGATAACCTGTTCGATGCTGCCATTGCCCGCACCGATGAAACGATACGCGGGTACATGGGAACGTCAGCCACCATGACATCCGGTGAGCAGTCCGGCGCAGTAATACGTGGTGTTTTTGATGACCCTGAAAATATCAGCTATGCCGGACAGGGCGTGCGCGTTGAAGGCTCCAGCCCGTCCCTGTTTGTCCGGACTGATGATGTGCGGCAACTGCGGCGTGGAGACACGCTGACCATCGGTGAGGAAAACTTCTGGATAGATCGTGTTTCGCCGGATGATGGCGGAAGCTGTCATCTCTGGCTTGGACGGGGCGTACCGCCTGCCGTTAACCGTCGCCGCTGAAAGGGGGATGTATGGCCATAAAAGGTCTTGAGCAGGCCGTTGAAAACCTCAGCCGTATCAGCAAAACGGCGGTGCCTGGTGCCGCCGCAATGGCCATTAACCGCGTTGCTTCATCCGCGATATCGCAGTCGGCGTCACAGGTTGCCCGTGAGACAAAGGTACGCCGGAAACTGGTAAAGGAAAGGGCCAGGCTGAAAAGGGCCACGGTTAAAAATCCGCAGGCCAGAATCAAGGTTAACCGGGGGGATTTGCCCGTAATAAAGCTGGGTAACGCGCGGATTGTCCTGTCCCGACGCAGGCGTCGTAAAAAGGGGCAGCGTTCAGCCCTGAAAGGTGGCGGCAGCGTGCTTGTGGTGGGAAACCGTCGTATTCCCGGCGCGTTTATTCAGCAACTGAAAAATGGCCGCTGGCATGTTATGCAGCGTGTGGCCGGGAAAAACCGTTACCCCATTGATGTGGTGAAAATCCCGATGGCGGTGCCACTGACCACGGCGTTTAAACAGAATATTGAACGGATACGGCGTGAGCGTCTTCCGAAAGAGCTGGGCTATGCGCTGCAGCATCAACTGAGAATGGTAATAAAGCGATGAAACATACTGAACTCCGTGCAGCCGTACTGGATGCACTGGAGAAGCATGACACCGGGGCGACGCTTTTTGATGGTCGCCCCGCTGTTTTTGATGAGGCGGATTTTCCGGCAATTGCCGTTTATCTCACCGGCGCTGAATACACGGGCGAAGAGCTGGACAGCGATACCTGGCAGGCGGAGCTGCATATTGAAGTTTTCCTGCCTGCTCAGGTGCCGGATTCAGAGCTGGATTCGTGGATGGAGTCCCGGATTTATCCGGTGATGAGCGATATTCCGGCACTGTCAGATTTGATCACCAGTATGGTGGCCAGTGGCTATGACTACCGACGCGACGATGATGCGGGCCTGTGGAGTTCAGCCGATCTGACGTATGTCATTACCTATGAAATGTGAGGACGATATGCCTGTACCAAATCCTACAATGCCGGTGAAAGGGGCCGGGACCACACTATGGGTTTATAAGGGGAACGGTGACCCTTATGCGAACCCGCTTTCAGACGTTGACTGGTCGCGTCTGGCAAAAGTTAAAGACCTGACGCCCGGCGAACTGACCGCTGAGTCCTATGACGACAGTTATCTCGATGATGAGGATGCGGACTGGACTGCGACCGGGCAGGGGCAGAAATCAGCCGGAGATACCAGCTTCACGCTGGCGTGGATGCCCGGAGAGCAGGGGCAGCAGGCGCTGCTGGCGTGGTTTAATGAAGGTGATACCCGTGCCTATAAAATCCGCTTCCCGAACGGCACGGTCGATGTGTTCCGTGGCTGGGTCAGCAGTATCGGTAAAGCGGTGACGGCGAAGGAAGTGATCACCCGCACGGTGAAGGTCACCAATGTGGGACGCCCGTCGATGGGGGAAGATCGCAGCACGGTAACAGCGGCCACCGGCATGACGGTAACGCCAGCCAGTGCTTCCGTAGTGAAAGGGCAGAGCACGACGCTGACCGTGGCATTCCAGCCGGAAGGCGCAACCGACAAGAGCTTCCGTGCGGTGTCAGCGGATAAAACAAAAGCCACCGTGTCGGTCAGTGGTATGACCATCACCGTGAACGGCGTTGCTGCAGGCAAGGTCAACATTCCGGTTGTATCCGGTAATGGTGAGTTTGCTGCGGTTGCAGAAATCACCGTCACCGCCAGTTAATCCGGAGAGTCAGCGATGTTCCTGAAAACAGAATCATTTGAACATAACGGCGTGACCGTCACGCTTTCTGAACTGTCAGCCCTGCAGCGTATTGAGCATCTTGCCTGGTTGAAAGAGCAGGAAAAAAAGGCTGAATCCAGCGGCAACCTGCAGGTGTCTGTAGAGGATCTTATCAGAGGCGGGGCGTTTCTGGTGGCGATGTCTCTGTGGCATAACCATCCGCAGAAGACAAAGCTGCCGTCCATGAATGAAGCCATTACGCAGATTGAGCAGGAAGTGCTTACCACCTGGCCCACGGAGGCAATTGCTCAGGCTGAAAACGTGGTGTTACGTCTGTCCGGAATGTCTGAGTTTGTGGTGAATAATTCCCCTGAACAGGCCCTCGTCTGACGCCGGGCCTGCAGAGCCTGTTTCTGCGGGAAAGTGTTCGTCGGTGAGCTGAGTTTTGCCCTGAAACTGGCGCGTGAGATGGGGCGACCCGACTGGCGCGCCATGCTTGCCGGGATGTCATCCACGGAGTATGCCGACTGGCACCGCTTTTACAGTACCCATTATTTTCATGATGTTCTGCTGGATATGCACTTTTCCGGGCTGACGTACACCGTGCTCAGCCTGTTTTTCAGCGATCCGGATATGCATCCGCTGGATTTCAGTCTGCTTAACCGGCGCGAGGCTGACGAAGAGCCTGAAGATGATGTGCTGATGCAGAAAGCGGCAGGGCTTGCCGGAGGCGTTCGTTTTGGCCCGGACGGGAATGAAGTTATCCCCGCTTCCCCGTATGTGGCGGACATGATGGAGGATGACGTAATGCTGATGACAGTATCAGAAGGGATCGCAGGAGGAGTCCGGTATGGCTGAACCGGTAGGCGATCTGGTCGTTGATTTAAGTCTGGATGCGGCCAGATTTGACGAGCAGATGGCCAGAGTCAGGCGTCATTTTTCCGGTACGGAAAGTGATGCGAAAAAAACAGCGGCAGTCGTTGAACAGTCAATGAACCGGCAGGCGCTGGCTGCACAGAAAGCGGGGATTTCCGTCGGGCAGTATAAAGCTGCCATGCGTATGCTGCCTGCGCAGTTCACCGACGTGGCCACGCAGCTTGCAGGGGGGCAGAATCCGTGGCTCATCCTGCTGCAACAGGGTGGTCAGGTGAAGGACTCCTTCGGCGGGATGATCCCCATGTTCAGGGGGCTTGCCGGTGCGATCACCCTGCCGATGGTTGGTATCACTTCGCTGGCGGTGGCGACCGGTGCGCTGGCGTATGCCTGGTATCAGGGTGACTCAACCCTGTCCAATTTCAATAAAACGCTGGTCCTTTCCGGTAATCAGGCGGGACTGACGGCAGATCGTATGCTGGCCCTGTCCAGATCCGGGCAGGCGGCAGGGCTGACGTTTAACCAGACCAGCGAGTCACTGACGGCGCTGGTGAATGCCGGTGTGCGTGGTGGTGAGCAGTTTGAGGCAATCAGCCAGAGTGTGGCGCGTTTCTCCTCTGCATCCGGCGTGGAGGTGGACAAGGTCGCTGAAGCCTTCGGGAAGCTGACCACTGACCCGACGTCTGGGTTGACGGCGATGGCGCGCCAGTTCCATAACGTGACGGCGGAACAGATTGCGTATGTTGCTCAGTTGCAGCGTTCCGGCGATGGGGCCGGGGCATTGCAGGCGGCGAACGAGGCCGCAACGAAAGGGTTTGATGACCAGACCCGTAAACTGAAAGATAACATGGGTACGCTGGAGACCTGGGCAGACAAGACTGCACAGGCATTCAAATCCATGTGGGATGCGGTGCTGGATATTGGTCGCCCGGACTCCTCTGCAGATATGCTCGCCAAAGCTGAAAAGGCTTTTGATGAAGCGGATAAAAAATGGCAGTGGTATCAGAGCCGAAGCCACCGGCGCGGTAAAACGTCAGCATTTCTTGCCAATCTCCGGGGGGCATGGGAGAAGAGAGAGAATGCGCGACTTGGGCTTTCAGCCGCCACGTTGCAGGCAGATCTTGAAAAGGCCAGTGAGATGGCAGCAAAAGATCGGGCCTCGTCTGAGGCATCACGGCTGAAATATACCGAAGAGGCGCAGAAGGCTTACGAACGCCTGCAGACACCGCTGGAGAAATATACCGCCCGCCAGGAGGAACTGAATAAGGCACTGAAAGACGGAAAAATCCTGCAGGCAGATTACAACACGCTGATGGCGGCGGCGAAAAAGGACTATGAAGCGACGCTGAAAAAGCCGAAGCAGTCCGGCGTGAAAGTGTCTGCGGGCGATCGTCAGGAAGACAGTGCTCATGCTGCCCTGCTGACGCTTCAGGCAGAACTCCGGACACTGGAGAAGCATGCCGGAGCGAATGAGAAAATCAGCCAGCAGCGCCGGGATTTGTGGAAGGCGGAAAGTCAGTTCGCGGTACTGGAGGAGGCGGCGCAACGTCGCCAGCTGTCCGCACAGGAGAAATCCCTGCTGGCGCATAAAGATGAGACGCTGGAGTACAAACGCCAGCTGGCTGCACTTGGCGATAAGGTCACGTATCAGGAGCACCTGAACGCGCTGGCGCAGCAGGCGGATAAATTCGCACAGCAGCAACGGGCAAAACGGGCAGCCATTGAGGCGACTTGAAACCGGGGGCTGACTGACCGGCAGGCAGCGCGGGACGCCACGGAACAGCGCCTGAAGGAACAGTATGGCGATAATCCGCTGGCGCTGAATAACGTCATGTCAGAGCAGAAAAAGACCTGGGCGGCTGAAGACCAGCTTCGCGGGAACTGGATGGCAGGCCTGAAGTCCGGCTGGAGTGAGTGGGAAGAGAGCGCCACGGACAGTATGTCGCAGGTAAAAAGTGCAGCCACGCAGACCTTTGATGGTATTGCACAGAATATGGCGGCGATGCTGACCGGCAGTGAACAGAACTGGCGCAGCTTCACCCGTTCCGTGCTGTCCATGATGACAGAAATTCTGCTTAAGCAGGCAATGGTGGGGATCGTCGGGAGTGTCGGGAGTGTCATTGGCGGTGCATCAGCGTCAGGCGGTACAGCCATTCAGGCATCTGCGGCGAAATTCCATTTTGCGACCGGAGGATTTACGGGAACCGGCGGCAAATATGAGCCAGCGGGGATTGTTCACCGTGGTGAATTTGTCTTCACGAAGGAGGCAACCAGCCGGATTGGCGTGGGGAATCTTTACCGGCTTATGCGCGGCTATGCCACCGGCGGTTATGTCGGTACACCGGGCAGCATGGCGGACAGTCGGTCGCAGGCGTCCGGGACGTTTGAGCAGAATAACCATGTGGTGATTAACAACGACGGCACGAACGGTCAGATAGGGCCACAGGCGCTGAAGGCTGTTTATGACGTAGCCCGTAAGGCGGCAATGGATGTTGTGACCGGGCTCAGATGCGTGATGGTGGTCTGTTCTCCGGAGGTGGACGATGAAAACCTTCCGCTGGAAAGTGAAACCCGGTATGGATGTGGCTTCGGCCCCTTCTGTAAGAAAGGTGCGCTTTGGTGATGGCTATTCCCAGCGAGCGCCTGCCGGGCTGAATGCCAACCTGAAAACGTACAGCGTGACGCTTTCTGTTCCCCGTTGGGAGGCCGCGGCGCTGGAGTCGTTTCTGGAAGAGCACGGGGGCTGGAAAGCCTTTCTGTGGACGCCGCCTTATGAGTGGCGGCAGATAAAGGTGACCTGCGCAAAATGGTCGTCGCGGGTCAGTATGCTGCGTGTTGAGTTCAGCGCAGAGTTTGAACAGGTGGTGAACTGATGCAGGATATCCGGCAGGAAACACTGAATGAATGCACCCGTGCGGAGCAGTCGGCCAGCGTGGTGCTCTGGGAAATCGACCTGACAGAGGTCGGTGGAGAACGTTATTTTTTCTGTAATGAGCAGAACGAAAAAGGTGAGCCGGTCACCTGGCAGGGGCGACAGTATCAGCCGTATCCCATTCAGGGGAGTGGTTTTGAACTGAATGGCAAAGGCACCAGTACGCGCCCCACGCTGACGGTTTCTAACCTGTACGGTATGGTCACCGGGATGGCGGAAGACCTGCAGAGTCTGGTCGGCGGAACGGTGGTCAGGCGTAAGGTTTATGCCCGTTTTCTGGATGCGGTGAACTTCGTCAACGGAAACAGCGACGCCGATCCGGAGCAGGAGGTGATCAGCCGCTGGCGCATCGAGCAGTGCAGCGAACTGAGCGCGGTCAGTGCCTCTTTTGTACTGTCCACGCCGACGGAAACGGATGGTGCCGTTTTTCCGGGGCGCATCATGCTTGCTAATACCTGCACCTGGACCTATCGCGGTGATGAGTGCGGTTATCACGGTCCGGCGGTCGCGGATGAATATGACCAGCCGACATCCGAAATCACGAAGGATAAATGCAGCAAATGCCTGAGTGGCTGTGAGTTCCGCAATAATGTCGGCAACTTTGGCGGCTTCCTTTCCATTAACAAACTTTCGCAGTAAATCCCATGACAGAGACAGAATCAGCGATTCTGGCGCACGCCCGGCGATGTGCGCCAGCGGAGTCGTGCGGCTTCGTGGTGAGAACGTCGGAAGGGGAAAGATATTTTCCCTGCGTGAATATCTCCGGTGAGCCGGAGGATTATTTCCGGATGTCGCCGGAGGACTGGCTGCGGGCAGAGATGCAGGGTGAGATTGTGGCGCTGGTCCACAGCCACCCCGGTGGCCTGCCCTGGCTGAGTGAGGCTGACCGGCGGCTGCAGGTGCAGAGTGATTTGCCATGGTGGCTGGTCTGCCGGGGGGCGATTCATAAATTCCGCTGTGTGCCGCATCTTACCGGGCGGCGCTTTGAGCACGGGGTGACGGATTGTTACACGCTGTTCCGGGACGCTTACCATCTGGCGGGGATTGAGATGCCGGATTTTCATCGTGAGGATGACTGGTGGCGTAACGGCCAGAATCTCTATCTGGATAATCTGGAGGCCACAGGGCTGTATCAGGTGCCGTTGTCATCAGCACAACCGGGTGATGTGCTGCTGTGCTGTTTTGGTTCATCGGTGCCGAATCATGCCGCCATTTACTGTGGTGACGGCGAGCTGCTGCACCATATTCCTGAACAACTGAGTAAACGAGAGAGGTATACCGACAAATGGCAGCAACGCACACACTCCCTCTGGCGTCACCGGGCATGGCGCGAATCTGCCTTTACGGGGATTTACAACGATTTGGCCGCCGCATCGACCTGCGTGTGAAAACGGGGGCCGAAGCAGTCCGGGCGCTGACCACACAGCTTCCGGCGTTTCGTCAGAAACTGAGCGACGGCTGGTATCAGGTACGTATTGCCGGGCGTGATGCAGGTGAAACTGAATTATCTGCCCGTCTTAATGAACCGCTGGCAAATGGTGCCGTGATCCACATTGTGCCGCGTCTGGCGGGAGCCAAAAGTGGCGGTGTTTTTCAGGCTGTGCTGGGGGCGGCGCTGATTGCGGTGGCATGGTGGAACCCTGCAGGTTGGTTGGGGGCTGCCGCAATTACAGGAATGTATGGTGCGGGGGCCAGTATGGTGCTCGGTGGTGTGGCGCAGATGCTGGCACCGAAAGCCAGAACTCCCCGTACACAGACAACGGATAACGGCAAACAGAACACCTATTTCTCCTCACTGGATAACATGGTTGCCCAGGGCAATGTTCTGCCGGTTCTGTACGGTGAAATGCGCGTGGGGTCACGGGTGATTTCGCAGGAGATCAGCACGGCAGATGAAGGAGATGGTGGTCAGGTTGTGGTGATTGGTCGTTGATGCAGAATGTTTTGTGTGAAACCGCCTCAGGGCGGTTTTGTTCGTTTCTGGAGCGTGAGGAATGGGTAAAGGCAGCAGTAAGGGGCATACCCCGCGCGAAGCGAAGGACAACCTGAAATCATCCCAGATGCTGAGCGTGATAGACGCCATCAGTGAAGGGCCGATTGAAGGTCCGGTGGACGGATTAAAAAGTGTGCTGCTGAACAGTACGCCGGTGCTGGACAGTGAGGGGAATACCAATATCTCCGGTGTCACGGTGGTGTTCCGGGCAGGTGAGCAGGAGCAGACACCGCCGGAGGGATTTGAATCCTCCGGCTCCGAGACGGTGCTGGGTACGGAAGTGAAGTACGACACGCCGATTACCCGGACCATCACGTCTGCAAACATCGACCGTCTGCGCTTTACCTTCGGTGTGCAGGCACTGGTGGAAACCACCTCAAAGGGGGACCGGAATCCGTCGGAAGTCCGCCTGCTGGTTCAGATACAGCGTAACGGTGGCTGGGTGACGGAAAAAGACATCACCATTAAAGGCAAAACCACCTCGCAGTATCTGGCCTCGGTGGTGGTGGATAACCTGCCGCCGCGCCCGTTTAATATCCGGATGCGCAGGATGACGCCGGACAGCACCACAGACCAGCTGCAGAACAAAACGCTCTGGTCGTCATACACCGAAATCATCGATGTGAAACAGTGCTACCCGAACACGGCACTGGTCAGCGTACAGGTGGACCCTCGGAGCAGTTCGGCAGCCAGCAGGTGAGTCGTAATTATCATCTTCGCGGGCGCATTCTGCAGGTGCCGTCGAACTATAACCCGCAGACGCGACAATACAGCGGTATCTGGGACGGAACGTTTAAGCCAGCATACAGCAACAACATGGCCTGGTGTCTGTGGGATATGCTGACCCATCCGCGCTACGGCATGGGGAAGCGTCTCGGTGCGGCGGATGTGGACAAATGGGCGCTGTATGTCATCGGCCAGAATTGCGACCAGTCGGTGCCGGATGGCTTTGGTGGCACGGAGCCGCGCATCACCTGTAATGCCTGGCTGACCACACAGCGCAAGGCGTGGGATGTGCTCAGTGATTTCTGCTCGGCGATGCGCTGTATGCCGGTATGGAACGGGCAGACGCTGACGTTCGTGCAGGACCGACCATCAGATAAGGTGTGGACCTATAACCGCAGTAATGTGGTGATGCCGGATGATGGCGCGCCGTTCCGCTACAGCTTCAGCGCCCTGAAGGACCGCCATAATGCCGTTGAGGTGAACTGGATTGACCCGAACAACGGCTGGGAGACGGCGACAGAGCTTGTTGAAGATACGCAGGCCATTGCCCGTTACGGTCGTAACGTCACGAAGATGGATGCCTTTGGCTGTACCAGCCGGGGGCAGGCGCACCGCGCCGGGCTGTGGCTGATTAAAACGGAACTGCTGGAAACGCAGACCGTGGACTTCAGCGTGGGTGCGGAAGGGCTTCGCCATGTACCGGGGGATGTCATTGAAATCTGTGATGATGACTATGCGGGTATCAGCATCGGCTTGCGCGTGCTGGCGGTGAACAGCCAGACCCGGACGCTGACGCTCGACCGTGAAATCACGCTGCCATCCTCCGGTACCACGCTGATAAGTCTGGTTGACGGAAGTGGCAATCCGGTCAGCGTGGAGGTTCAGTCCGTCACCGACGGCGTGAAGGTAAAAGTGAGCCGTGTTCCTGACGGTGTTGCTGAATACAGCGTATGGGGGCTGAAGCTGCCGACGCTGCGCCAGCGCCTGTTCCGCTGCGTGAGTATCCGTGAGAACGACGACGGCACGTATGCCATCACCGCCGTGCAGCATGTGCCGGAAAAAGAGGCCATCGTGGATAACGGGGCGCACTTTGACGGCGACCAGAGCGGCACGGTGAATGGTGTCACGCCGCCTGCGGTGCAGCACCTGACTGCCGAAGTCACCTCAGACAGCGGGGAGTATCAGGTGCTGGCGCGCTGGGATACGCCGAAGGTGGTGAAGGGGGTGAGCTTTATGCTTCGCCTGACCGTGGCAGCGGATGACGGCAGTGAGCGGCTGGTCAGCACGGCCAGGACGACGGAAACCACATACCGCTTCAGGCAACTGGCGCTGGGGCGTTACACGCTGACGGTCCGGGCGGTAAATGCGTGGGGACAGCAGGGCGATCCGGCATCGGTATCGTTCCGGATTGCCGCACCGGCAGCGCCGTCGCGGATTGAGCTGACGCCGGGCTATTTTCAGATAACTGCCACGCCGCATCTTGCGGTTTATGATCCGACGGTACAGTTTGAGTTCTGGTTCTCGGAAAAGCGGATTACCGATATCAGGCAGGTTGAGACCACAGCCCGCTATCTTGGTACGGCGCTGTACTGGATAGCTGCCAGTATCAATATCAAACCGGGCCATGATTATTACTTTTATATCCGCAGTGTGAACACCGTTGGCAAATCGGCATTCGTGGAGGCTGTTGGTCAGCCGAGCGATGATGCGGAAGGTTACCTGGATTTTTTCAAAGGCCAGATAACCGAATCCCATCTCGGCAAGGAGCTGCTGGAAAAAGTCGAGCTGACGGAGGATAACGCCAGCAAACTGGAGGAGTTTTCGAAAGAGTGGAAGGACGCCAACGATAAATGGAATGCCATGTGGGGCGTCAAAATTGAGCAGACCGAAGACGGCAGGCATTATGTCGCGGGGCTTGGCCTTAGTATGGAGGATACGGAGGAAGGCAAACTGAGCCAGTTCCTGGTTGCCGCTAACCGTATCGCGTTTATTGACCCGGCAAACGGGAATGAAACGCCGATGTTTGTGGCGCAGGGCAACCAGATATTCATGAACGAAGTGTTCCTGAAGTATCTGACGGCTCCCACCATTACCAGTGGCGGCAATCCTCCGGTATTTTCCCTGACACCGGACGGGCGGCTGACGGCGAAAAATGCCGATATCAGCGGTAACGTGAATGCGAACTCCGGGACGCTCAATAATGTCACGATTAACGAGAACTGTCGGGTTCTGGGAAAACTGTCCGCGAACCAGATTGAAGGCGATCTCGTTAAAACAGTGGGCAAAGCTTTCCCCCGGGACTCCCGTGCACCGGAGCGGTGGCCATCAGGGACTATTACCGTCAGGGTTTATGACGATCAGTCGTTTGACCGGCAAATTGTTATTCCAGCGGTGGGCTTTCTGCGGTGCCAGACATGAGCGGGAGAATAGCGATACTTATTCGTCATGCCGCCTGATAGTGAAGAAAAACGGGGCTGAAATTTATAACCGAACGGCTCTGGATAATACTCTGATTTACACGGGTGTTATTGATATGCCTGCAGGCAGTGGTGTAATGACACTGGAGTTTTCTGTATCAGCATGGTGGGTAAATGGTTGGTATCCCACAGCAAGTATCAGCGATTTGCTGGTTGTTGTGATGAAGAAAGCCACTGCAGGCATCAGTATCAGCTGAATTTTATAACCCCAATACGGGCGTCAGAAATGACGCCTTTTTTATTGCAGAAAAGCGAGAGGTAATTATGCGTAAATTATGTGCTGTTATTCTGTCCGCAGTAGTCTGGCTGGTTGCCGCTGGTACGCCAGCGAGCGCAGCAGAGCATCAGTCCACACTAAGCGCCGGGTATCTTCAGACCCATACTGATATGCCAGGCAGTGATGACCTGAAGGGCATTAACGTGAAATACCGTTATGAATTTACGGACACGCTGGGGCTGGTGACGTCATTCAGTTATGCAGGATACAAGAATCGTCAGCTGACCCGTTACAGCGATACCCGCTGGCATAAAGATTCCGTGCGTAACCGCTGGTTCAGCGTGATGGCGGGGCCGTCTGTGCGCGTGAATGAATGGTTCAGCGCGTATGCGATGGCGGGTATGGCTTACAGCCGTGTTTCGACTTTTTCCGGGGATTACCTCCGCGTAACTGACAACAAGGGGAAAACGCACGATGTGCTGACCGGAAGTGATGACGGTCGCCACAGCAACACGTCTCTGGCGTGGGGAGCTGGCGTGCAGTTTAACCCGACCGAATCCGTGGCCATTGATATTGCTTATGAAGGCTCCGGCAGTGGTGACTGGCGCACTGACGGTTTCATCGTGGGTGTCGGTTATAAGTTCTGATTAGCCAGGTAACACAGTGTTATGACAGCCCGCCGGTTCAGGCGGGCTTTTTTGTGGAGTGGATATGGCAGCAGTAAAAATCTCAGGTGTGCTGAAAGATGGTGCGGGAAAACCAATACAGAACTGCACTATTCAACTGAAGGCAAAGCGTAACAGCACCACGGTACTGGTGAACACGGTGGCCTCTGAAAATCCGGATGAAGCCGGGCGTTACAGCATGGATGTTGAGTATGGCCAGTACAGCGTTATCCTGCTGGTTGAAGGTTTTCCGCCTTCACATGCCGGGACCATCACCGTGTATGAAGATTCTAAGCCGGGGACGCTGAATGATTTTCTCGGTGCCATGACGGAAGATGATGTCATGCCGGAGGCATTGCGTCGTTTTGAGGAAATGGTGGAAGAAGCGGCACGCAACGCTGAAGCCGCCTCTCAGAGCGCAGCGGCGGCAAAGAAATCCGAAACAGCAGCGGCATCATCGAAGAACGCGGCGAAAACCTCAGAAACGAACGCAGCTAACAGCGCACAGGCGGCAGCGGCCTCACAGACTGCATCGGCAAACTCCGCGACTGCAGCCAAAAAATCAGAAACCAACGCGAAAAACAGTGAGACAGCCGCAAAGACGAGCGAAACCAACGCGAAGTCCAGCCAGACGGCAGCGAAAACCAGCGAAACGAATGCCAAAGCCAGTGAAACTGCGGCGAAAAGCAGTCAGGATGCAGCAGCTGACAGCGAGAGTGCGGCGGCCGGTTCTGCGACTTCAGCAGCCGGATCAGCAACTGCTGCGGCTAACAGCCAGAAAGCTGCGAAGACGAGTGAAACTAACGCAAAGTCCAGCCAGACAGCAGCGAAGACCAGCGAAACGAATGCCAAAGCCAGTGAAACTGCGGCGAAAAGTAGTCAGGCTGCAGCAGCTGAAAGCGAGAGTGCTGCAGCTGGTTCTGCAAGTGCGGCGGCTGCTTCTGCCACTGCATCAGCTAACAGTCAAAAAGCAGCAAAAACCAGTGAAACCAACGCAAAGGCGAGCGAAACAGCGGCTGCGAACTCAGCGAAAGCATCGGCAGCAAGCCAGACGGCAGCTAAAGCAAGCGAAGATGCAGCCAGAGAGTACGCAAGCCAGGCTGCGGAGCCGTATAAATATGTCTTACAGCCGTTACCTGAGGTGTGGATACCGTTTAACGATTCACTGGATATGATTACCGGGTTTGCTCCTGGATATAAGAGCATCACAGTTGGTGACGATGTTATTGCATTGCCGTCTGAAAAGGTTGTTTCATTTACCAGGGCGTCAACTGCAACGTATATAGATAAGTCTGGGTGTTTTGCTGAATCAGCGATAAATGAACCACGTTTTGAAAAAGATGGTCTGCTCATTGAAGGTCAGAGAACGAATACTTTTTCTTATACGAATACACCAGTATCGTGGAACTATGACACTGCTAACTTAACTATTACCACGGGAGTTGATGAGTATGGTTTCAGTTATGGTTTGTTTGGCGTTAAAGAAACATCCACAACTGAAAGGGCGACATTAATTTCTACTGGATATACCAGGGTTATTTCAGTTTCGGCAAATGAATCAGTTACTTTATCCTGCAGAGTTAAAAAAGTAAGTGGGGATGGTATTATCACGTTGCGTCCAAGAATATCATATGTTAACGACGATGGCTCAAGTAACACACTGACCGCTGGCGCATATATTGATTGCGAGACTGGCGATATGTTGAGTTATTCTGGAGGTGAGGCGGCAACTTATAACATATTCAGAGAGTCTAATGGATGGATTCGTGTTGAGTTTACCTACAAATCACCAGAAGCAAAAAATATGTATGGGCGTTTTGAGTTTGGAGCACATCAACGATCAATCAAGTCTGGCGATAAATTAATGTTAACAACCCCTCAATTCGAAAAGGGACTAAACGCGTCATCTTTTATCATCACAACAGAGGTCGGTGCCACGAGAGCAAGTGACCAGGTAATCATACCTATACCTTTCAATTGGGCAACTCCACCAGTTAGTGTTCTCATGGAAGTTAATGTTAATTGGGATTCTGAAATGCCTAATTTAGAAGGCTCTGCGCGTTTGCTTAATATCTCAATTACAGGGGCGACGACTGAAGTTTCTGATGAAAGTTATATGTATTTTGGTTTTACCACTCGTGGTAAAAGGCTAATTATCACCAATGGCAAAGGAACAAAAACAGAATATAAAGCATATGGGAATAGAGAGAAAAGGAAATTTGTTACTGGCTTTAAGTTTACAGAAGATAAACAGTTGCAGGTTGTTGTTGATGGAATTTTAGGTGGCAGCTCCCCGTCTCTGCATACATTGCAACGTTATACTGCCGGTAATATTAATATCGGTGGACAATCATCCAGTGGCAACAGACACCTGTTCGGTCATGTGAAAAATTTACGCATTTGGCATAAAGAATTAACTGAGGCACAAATGGGGGAGTCAATCTAATGAAAGATTTAACACTCAAATTTGAAGACAGGGCCGACTTTTCGGCCTTTATGGAGAGTATTGGCTATTATGATGACGAGTCGATGCAGGATGATATTCTTATCGACGTGATAGGTAACGTGTACAAAGAAACCGGAGAACTGACTGAAGATGGCGAACCGGTATGTGTTAAGGAAGACGGATATTTTGTAAACGTGCGCATCATTAATGATTCGCAAATATCGTCATTATTCGATGAATACGTGGTTGCTGTTGAGCATCAACTTCGTGGCTGGATGTGAGGAAGAAAAATGGCTACATCGACAGTAATTCCTGATGACATCAAAACGCTAAAATCCGACGTTAGCAAATTAAAAAACGATCAAGGAAGCTACGCAACAAAATTATATGTAGACAGCAAAGATGAAATCGTTGGTGACTGGTCTGCTTCATGGTATCAGCAGGTATTGCCAACTAGCGGAGCTATATTTGGGAGAAAACTCCGCTCAACTCACAGGACGGCAGGTGTTGAGGATGCGTATTGCGAACTATACCTCAAAAAATGGATAGACAGTCCAGGTAACGCAATGGCGCGCCTTAACCTGAACGATAACGGGACAAACATTTGCTGGGACTTTACCAACCTTTATGGCGGTACGATGATTTTTCCCGGTGACAGCGGATACCTCAAAATGGGTAACTGCCTTATGTCATACAGCAAGCGTGGAAGTAACGCGCTTATTAAATTTGATTACACCGACACATTACAGATCAAATATGCCAATCATGGGTCAACCATGACATTAAACACACAGGGAACCGCTTATGCTGGTGTTACTGCTCAATTGTGGGGCAACTCCAGCCGTCCTGTTGTTTATGAAGTCGGTGTTCGCTATGGTGGCGCTTATATGTTCTATGCGCAGAAAAATACCGATAACACCTATATGTTAAGCGTTAATGGTGCATGTCATGCCACCGCATTTAACCAGCATTCCGACCGGGATCTGAAAGACAACATTCAGGTGATCGATAATGCAACCGACCGCATCCGTAAAATGAACGGCTATACATACACGCTTAAAGAAAACGGTATGCCCTATGCTGGTGTCATTGCACAGGAAGCTCTGGAAGCAATCCCAGAAGTTGTAGGTTCCGCAATGAAATATCAGGACGGTGCGAGCGGATCGGAAGGTGAAGAAGGTGAACGTTATTACACAGTAGATTATTCTGGTGTTACTGGCTTGCTTGTTCAGGTAGCCAGAGAGTCAGACGACAGAATAACAGCACTGGAAGAAGAAAACGCAGAATTAAGACAAAGATTATCTGCAATTGAGGCGGCGCTTGCGTCTAAATAATATTAAGGGGCCGAGCGCCCCGTTTTATTGGGTAGGATGAAAATGGATATAACACCTTTCCTTCATGCGCTTTGTGCTGTGGCTGCGCAGCTACTGATTGGTCTTTTTACCGGGAACTGGGCTTACGGGGCGATAGCCGGTTGTACGTTCTTCATTGCGCGTGAACACACCCAGGCAGAATATCGCTGGATCGAAATGTTCGGGCATGGCAAGCGAATGAATATGCCGTGGTGGGGCGGTTTTGATACACGTGCATGGGATGTGGCAAGCCTGATGGATTTTGCTGTGCCGGTGGTGGCGTGTCTGCTGGTCTGGCTGTTGGTTAATCGTGGGTGAAAAAAGGTGAGCTGTATATGCAACGGAGGAAGAAACCCCGTTGCTGGAAGCCTGGAAAAAGTATCGGATGCTGCTGAACCGTGTTGATACATCAACTGCACCTGATATTGAGTGGCCTACGAACCCTGTCAGGGAGTAATCATTGGGATTATGCCGCAGGCACGTTGTGTGGGATAACGTTCTGTGGTTGGCTGATGCACTTTCGAGAGTGCATGTATTGAATTATTTCCAGCTATTATCGATTTTACGTATTTTTTGCATGAGAGAATTTGTACCTCCTCCCAACAACGACCTTCCATGACTTTCCGGACTTCTGTGGGCCAGCGGACGATGCTGCCCTCGGATGTTGTGCTAATTGGGTGATGACAAATCCTGTGTATGGGTGTTTCCCTTTGTGCGTGCGTTGATGCTGGTAACGGTGAACGTCATGATGAACACAACCGCGAATAAGACGACAATCGTCGGAGCTGGTGCACTGTCGATAAAAAAGGACAACCAGACACCAGTCATTGACACTATTACCGATATGCCAATCGCCAGTAGGAGCGCAATATGAAAGCGTTGTGTCAGGAGTACCGCAATGGCGCCAGGCGCAATGAGCAGAGAAATGGAGAGAATGATACCTACCGCTTTCAGCGTCGCCACAATGGTCAGAGAGACCATGCACAGCAGCCCATAATGCAGACATCTCGTATGCAAACCGCTTACCTGCGCCTGTTGATAATCAAAGCTGAACAGCAAAAACAGAAAAAAATCCCGCCATTTTACGCTAATAACAAGTGTAACCAGCCCGGCAATAATCACCGTCTGGATTATATCGCCGATGGTTACCCCGAGCATGTCGCCGAAAAGAATATGGTCAAGATGTACGTCTGGTTTGACTGCAATATACAAGATCAGACCTGCGGCAAACATGCCAGAAAAAACAATCCCCATCACTGTATCTTGCTTGATTCGGCTGTTGTCTTTCAGGTATCCCGTCGCCACCGCGCAGAATACTCCGGCGACGAATGCCCCTGTAGCCAGAGGTAACCCCAGAATCCAGGCAAGCACGATGCCAGGAAAAACCGCATGACTCATCGCGTCACCCATCAGTGCCCAACCTTTCAGGACCAGAAAGACCGACAGCAGCGCACAGGGTATGGAAACTACCAGTGAAATCAGCAGTGCGTGACTCATAAAGGTGAACTGCAGTGGCTCCAGTAATAATGCCA